CTGTGTTTGCGCATAATCACTCCTGACGGTCGACGCCGCCTGCACCCTGACGGCGGTCGGTGTAATCGCCATACCATTTCTCGCGCACTACAGGCTCTGTGACGATGATGCGAGGAAGGGCGGGGCGTTGAGATGTCAACTCTGCATGATGGCGCTGTAGCCGCTCTGTATGCCTGTCTACAGTCGATTTAATGCGTTCGTGCTGCTCTCCCTGCCGCATTGCCTGAATGGCTCCGATAACCCCAGCAAGCACCTCCTGCCTGCGGCGTTCCATATCCTTCAGGCGTGACAATGCCGCCCCAGTATCGCGAGGTGATTGCATGGTGTGGTTCCTTTGGTGGTTACTTAGAAGGGAATATCGTCGTCGAAGTTCATCGGAGGCTCATTACTCGCCGGTGGAGTAGATGGCCCACGCGATTGCTGCTGTGGCTGGTTTCCCTGTGGCTTTCCATCCTGCCGGCCACCGAGCATCTGCATGGTTCCGCCAACATTCACATGAATCTCTGTGGTGTAGCGTTCCTGTCCGCTCTGGTCTTGCCACTTCCGTGTTGCCAGCTTGCCTTCGATGTAAATTTGCGAGCCTTTCCGCAGGTATTCACCGGCAACTTCCGCCAGCTTGCCGAACAGCACCACGCGGTGCCATTCCGTTTTCTCTTTGGTCTCGCCGGTCTGTTTGTCACGCCAGCTTTCGGAAGTGGCCAGAGTGATGTTTGCTACTGCGCCACCATTCGGCATATACCGAACCTCAGGATCCTTCCCGAGGTTGCCAACTAAAATCACTTTGTTAACGCCTTTGCTGCTCATCATGCCGCCTTGTTATCTGGTTCGAGTTCTGATTTACGCGCGTCGTAAACCTCTTTAGATTTCGCCTGGAATTCGGTACCGCGTAATGTGCGCCACACCTCTTCAAACAGCGGTTTCAGTGCATCCATGCTTTCTGCTGCTGAAGCATCAGCAACAAACTGCTTCAGCGCCTCTTCCTGAGGGTTGGCGCCTGACTCCAGCCATCCAAGCAGCTTCTTGCCGGTATCTTCATTCAGGATTAACGGGTCAGAGTTTGAGAAGAGCTTTGTGCGGTCCTTGCTGGCGATCGCATGATGCGTTTCATGGCCAATGTCCAGCACGGTAGTAAATTCGTATTCGACCCCATCACGCTGCTCGGATTTCATACCAAGCTTTGCGACCTTTTTGCGGCCGTTCTCTTCAACCTGAGCTGTTTCCGTTTTGCTGCGCATGGTGGCGATGATGTGCATTGGCGAGCGAAGAATGGCGTCCAGGAAAAGGCGGTGTCGGGGGTTAATCTCGCTCCATGCTGACCATGTATTGCCACGGAATTTTGTCTTGGCAATGGTGTCTACCAGTTCCAGGCAGCCGCCAACTCCGCTCCATTCGTGAGTGATGCTGTCGAGGATTAACGTTTCGTACCCTGCCTGCTCAGCTGCTGTAATGGCTTCAATAAAGCGCTCAGGCGAGAATGGTGGATCCAGCTCTAATACATCAAACTCTGCGACGTCAGAGTAAAGTGAGGCGCTACCCTTTTCGGTATCAATTACAGCAATCTTCCCGCCGATTCCTTTGGCTACCAGCAATGCGCTGTACGTTTTCCCTGAACCGCTCGGCCCGGTAAGTGCCAGCCGTAGCTTGGCTTTCTTTCTCATGGCTTTTTCGAATTTCATGATCACACCTTTCTGTTAGTGGTTTGCGTACCAGTCGATACGCTCTTGCTGCATTTCCGTGCGGTGGTCGGCAATCGCATCCTTCGCTGCCTGCTCATCTGTCATTTGCTCGTGCATTAAAGGTTCTGCGATAGCCTTCATGAATTCGATAAGGTAGGAATCGTCGTTAAGCTGCATAGTTGATTACCTTCTTTGTCCATTCCTCCTCCTGGCTTTCATGCCAGCCCACGCAGATTTGTGAGGCCCACTCAATCGCCTCGCGCATTCCTTCTTCGCTGTCAGGAAAAGATGCTTCATACAGCCTGTTAAGCAACCGGCACCCCTGTTGCACAAAGATGGTTCCGTTTACGGGCACGATAGTCATGATTACGGTCTCCCGGGCTGGCTCAGTGTATTGATTAGGCTTTTCCAGCCGGTACGTAAGCGGCGAGTGATAAGTTCAAGCAGTGATTCGGTGGGGCTGTCAATATCCACGACAAACCCACCACAGATGGATAAAGTCATCGTGGTATGTTCCTGTTATTAAATGGCGAGAACTCACCGTGGTGAGCTAGTGAGTATTTGATATAGGCTTCAGCAGCCTCTTCTTTTGTTTCGTAATGACCTAAATTTTTTCGTTTCCCATTAATGCTTATTCTGGCTGCCCACTTATTTCTTTTTGGGCGCCATGTAACCCCTTTAAATCCTGAGGTATTATCTTTTCTTTTCAGTACATTAGTATTGTTCTGGTGTCTATTGGCTAATCGAAGGTTTGATATTCTGTTATTCAGCTTATCGCCATCAATATGATCTATTTCACTTTCCGGGTAAGAGCCATTGGCTAGCAACCAAACTAAATGATGAGCTGGATAACTTTTTCCGCCGATTTTTACTTTTAAATATCCACGACTACTAATTGTTCCTGCACGCTTACCGGGCTTAATGTTATTGCTTGGACTTATATTCCAACTCAAAAATCCCGTATCACTATCGTAATTAAGCAGGGCGTTAGCCCTATCTAAAGACAGCATAAATCCTCCCCACTTAAATTCGTTTGGTTGGTGTAAAAGAAAGCCCTCATTGCGAGGGCTAAGGTGTCTTACTGTCTGGTTATTGAAGGTCTCTAAAGCGTTGGTGCGTAGCACTTCAAAGCCGTCTGAGCAGACAGCTTTACGGTGTTACTCAGTTGGCAAATCCGGATAAGGCATCCAGTGAGTTATCCCCTGTCTTAAATACCATTTCGAGTAAAGCTGATTCCCTTCCTCATCCAGCCCTGCAGTAATGTCGGCAAAATAATCGGGGATATAAACGAAATCATATCCGCCCTTTGGAAATCCTCTGCCATCCTCCGTACCTGTGATGCTGCAAACCAGGCATGAGTCATCGACAATCTCTGGCAGCCGGTCTTTTACGCTAATCCACTCCATCCTCTTCTCCTTCAGTTGTTACTGGCCCGGCAACTTTCGCCAGCCCTTCATGAACACAATCAATCCCTTTTTGCGCAGCGCCTGAAGTCGGCGGTCGAGTAAGCGGGCTGGATCATCGCCCCCTACGCACAAATCCCTGCATGCTGAGTAAACACCCTTGTCGCTGCTGCCCGGCCGGCCAAAATAGATATTTGAAAATTGATTTGGCTCATCTCCGATTCTGTCCAGAATCAGCTGGTCCAATGCATCGTATTTGCTCACTCTCAATCTCCTCAGTAACCTGCCTGCGACCAGCGTTCATGGCTGTAATCTTCATCCCGAATAGAGCCCAGAAACTGCACCCGCTGCGTGTACTCGAATTCACTTTCCTCAAGCAATTCACCAGGAAAAAACGAAGTTAGCAACTCATTTGCAGCTTCTCTGGCGGCCTCATCACCATCACAGAACTTGTATCCGATGAAGTTATCGCCCACTAATTTCATGCCGCAACTTTTGGCGCCGGCACATACGATTTTCATTTGCTCAATGCTCATAAACACCTCTCCATCACTTTCGCCAGCGCCATCAGCGCGACTATTGTTAAAACAATCACCAGACTCTCTTTTCGTGTAACCATGGTGTTGGCCTCAACGGGCGTAAAAAAAGCCGCTCAGTGGCGGCTAGCTGTCTTTATGCAGGCTCAACGCTGAAACACGCGGCCAGTAATATTTTGGTTTGGCACGGGAGCCCGGTTTCACATCGACGCATACGATGTAGCTCTCCTCTTTGCGAGGTATCTTGCTGGCATCCAGCTCCATTCGGAATTTAGATTTGAGGATGCTTACGCCTGCCGGGATAACCTCAACTACATTCCCGATTTTCTTCTTCGCATGGCCGCCAGCCTGGCTAATCCATGAAACTTCATCGCCTAACTTGAAACCCATAATTTTCTCACTATCTACGTTGTTGGCCTGAATTCAGGTAATAAAAAAGGCTGCGGGTTAGGCAGCCTTGATGAAGTTTGCAAACGCTACTGGCGCCTGCTTTGGTTTAAAGTCGCGGATATCTTTCAGCACCTCGCGAAACTCGCTGAGCTTCATGCCTCGGCGCTTTGCTTCGGCTTTTACCAGGCCGTTATCCAGCTTCAGGTAAAGATGCTGAGCCTGAGATTTGGCATCATTGAATGCGGTTTTACGAACGAATAACTCATCCTCTTTGCGGCGCTTCTCTGCTGCCAGATGCTCATCCAGCTCCTTATGGAAGTTGCCGCGCTTATCAAGCGGGACGTTTAACATGCCGTGGTCAAGTGACATAGGCTACCTCGCCGTTACGATATCTTTTGCTTTACGGAAGCCCGCGCTGTAAATCGCCACAGCCGGCAGACATACAGCACCGCCTTCATTCCGATCACGTAGACTCGGCAGGGTGGTTGCTTTGGCTACGTTTAAGCTGCAGCCAGACAGCGCCGCTGTGATTTTGCGTTCAAAGCTCAGCTGACTACGTTGAGCTGCGCGATGCTCAATGGCTCGCTGCAGCTTCTTGCGTTGCTTATTGTTCATGTTGCCTCCGGTAATTGGCTTAGGTGATTGGATGGCCGGTGCACCGACTTTCGGCTATTAGGCCGACTACAGTGTGTTCGCCACGTTTCGCTCCCGTCATCGCCGTCCACATCCATATTGCCAATGTGGTTAGGAGGAGCCCTGAGTCGCAAGGTTGCGCATTCATCCAATCCCAAAGCCAACTTCACTTTGGTGAGACCGAATCAGTCTCAATTCCGATTGTTAAAGAGCAAACTTCCGTTTCGTACTGCGCCAGCGTCCTGCTGTTGAGTTCATTTAAAACTATAGTTGTAATTATGTCAACAACTGTGGTTGTAATATTTTGATAGTGGTTGTTTTGTGGTTGTTTTTGAAAGGAAAAAAGTTTTAGAAATTTACTTGGGGCAATAAAAAACCCGCCGAAGCGGGTTCTTGTTATGTAAAAGCTAGACGTCTAAAACGGACCACCAGAATACTCTTCCCATCACTTCCACTTTCTCTTCAGGGATTTCTTCATCTGCATATTCATCCCTGTTAAAACTTCTAATAACGACCATCCCTCCCGGCTTCCTGTAAAGCTGCTTTATGCGCTTCAGGCCGTCCTGGTTGATAGCGTACAGCTTCCCATCTATGATTTTCTTGTTGTAGCAGTCAACAGCCACCGTAGTTCCGCTTGGAATTATGGGCTCCATGCTATTGCCGTAAGCAGGAAAGCAAATTACACCCTCACCGCTGGTGTCAGCACCAACCTTGCGGAGTGTCGACTTAGAGAAACGAAGCATAAACCCGTTATTATCCTCTTCCGCAAAGCTACCGTCTCCGGCAGCCAGCTCAATATCCTTGTAATACGGTACCTCTACTTCATCTGAGCGCAAAGGGGTTGTGCTATCCCAGGGATCGACGGGCACAACATCATAGCTGCCCGGTATTTCACTCACGCGGTTAGAGGATTTCATCTCGCCATTCTCATCGGAAAGCCACTCAGGCCTTACATCTAATGCTCTGGCTATCTCAACTAGCTTCGTAGAGCTCTTGGCTTTACCTGAAGTTAGCTTCTGTATTGCTGCTTGTGACACGCCGATCCGCTCAGCCAGAGATGCCTGAGTCACGTTAGCGTTGCGCATAGCCAGCTTTAGTCGTTCTGCAAGTGTCATTTTCATGCCGCGCAAAATACAACCGTAGTAATACGCCGTCAAACAACTAAAGTGTTTGCAAAATAACAACCATAGTTATATATTTATTTCTGTATTACAACGGAGGTGGTTTTATGAACCAAGTAATTAAAACTGCCATTGCCATTGTCGGTACGCAGAAGGGTTTGGCCCAAGCGTGCGGAGTAAGCCAAGCAGCCGTACAGAAATGGCTGCACAACAAGGCAAAGGTAGCGCCAGAAAATGTTGCCTCTTTAGTTCAGGCAACCAACGGAAAGATTAAGCCGCACCAGATAAGGCCTGACCTTCCAAATCTTTTCCCGCATCCAGAAAAGGCTGCGTAGTAAATCAAGCTTCAACCGAACGGCCCGGTATATGGTCGGGTGCCCGGCGTGGTCAAGGATGACTGTCAATGGTGCACGTTAAATAACACACATTTATTTCAACTACTTAACGTAAGGAATTCTACGTAATGGACATTACAAGTACCCGCAAGAAAGCAAACGCAATTACAAGCAACATCCTCAACCGCATAGCGATGAGGGGGCAGCGTAACGTGGCGTCTGAGCTGGGTATAAACGAGTCGCAGATTACGCGATGGAAAGACAGCTTCATACCGAAAATGAGCATGCTTCTGGCAGTTCTGGAATGGGGCGTGGAAGACGATGAATTGGCAGTACTGGCAAAGCAGGTAGCCAGATTGCTGACAAAAGAAAAAGCCCCGAAGAACGGCGAATTCTTCGAGGCCTAGTATCGAAATATGTGCAATTTCAACGGAGTAATTATACATGAAGAAGCAGACTTATCGCCATACCGGCGTGCATAAAAACCTTGCCCGACTCGACTTTCTCATGAAGTGCAACCCGGATATAGGGCCGAAGCTGCG